TTTGTGCAGCCACTAAAGTTCTCCCATCGCGTATCAAGGAATATGTAAGGTGTGGTAGCGTTCTGCCCATTCGGGCAAACCCCCGTGGCGAATAAAGCTATATTCCCTGAGGGAATACTCCCATTTAACCACGCAGGCGGGAAATCTGATTTAGTTACAGTATAAGCATTTGTGCCTTCAATCTGGTCTAATATCGTTGTTTCTCCTGTTGTAGTTACGGTCGCCTGCCAAGTCAACATAAGGCCAGGGCAAGATGGCATATTAGTGGCAGTCACTGTGTCGCCAAATATGGCGTTTCCGCCTACCGAACCACCGGTAATTCCAGGCGACTGACTCGTACCACTACTGCCCAGCCCATCGCTAGGCGCGCTACCTCCGGTGGGTGAACCTTCCGTTCTCGGTGGAAGTTCGTTCGGGCCAACGCCGCTGGGGTTGGTCGGATCGGCCGGCGTTTCAAACGGAGGCCAGTCGAAACCTGGCCATTCAAGATCCGGGTTCAAACCGTCGGGGGTGTTGTAGCCGAGCTCGGTGAAGACTTCTGGCGGAATGGTGTTGTCGAAGCTGGAATTCGTGTCACAGGTGACGCCTGTTCGATTGTCGGGCAGAAGAATTCCAGTCCCAGTGGCGGCAGCCACGTCAAGCGCGACGAGGCTTCTGTTCTGGCTGTCTACCGGGAAGTGGGTGCCTTCGTAGCTCACATCGCCCGCCAGCGTCTTGGTGATGCGCTCAATCTGATAAAGGTAGTTGTGTGTAGAGTCAGCATAGTTTGTTGCTACTCGCTGAAACTCAACTCGAATAATGTCGCCGGGGCTGAGAATCTGGTTATGAGCCTCGGGGCGAACACTAAACCGGATCGTATGCGACGTGTAGTACCGCTTGGCGAGAATGTATGCACCAACTTTCGCGGCATGGCTTTCACTCGTGCAGAACTCGCTGAGATCGTGTGTCTCGTATGGACCGCCTGCCGCGGTGTCCTCATAACGAATCTCTGCTGTACGAATGATTCCGGGGCCGCTCTCGATCTGCTGTCGCCAGACCATCTGCGCCACAAACGGCTGGCGGTCGGCAAACGACAGGTATTGAATCTCGATGGATCCTGGAATGATCAGGGCTTCTGTAAAGAGATAGTCCGGCTGAATCGAACCGGTGTTGATCGCACCCGCAGTCGTTGTTGGTAGCAACGGGCGTAGTCCACGCTTGCCACTATTGTTGCTCTCGCATAGCAAGAAGTACGGCGCCCATTTGGCGATGAGGTCTCCGTAGTTCGTGCTCTCGCGCAGCCAGCAGTTGCATGTCAGGCTGTTGACTTCTAAGAACGTCGCAGCTGCTGTCAGTGCTGTTGTATCAACAATGCCGCTCGGAACTCGCGCTGTGTTCTGCAGGAGCCATCGCGCAAGATCGGCGAAGTTGTCGCTGGGGCCGAAAACGTTGTCGTACAAACGCGTGACGTACATCCCGCCACGGATAAACAGATGAACCTGGCGGTCGTATTGGTCTACTCCGTCTGGGATGGTGACGTTGAAACTAACCGTGCTCATGCCGAGGTAGGAGCCGATTGTCCCGCAGTAGAACGGCGCTTTCGGGAGGTCTTTGCCATAACGCTGCACGAGTACGTTCGCTGGTGTCCAAGTGCCGGCTCTTCTGTTGTAGGTCTGTGTGTGCGTGCCAACTCTGCACGCCCGCTGGAACACGTCCTTCACAGGAATGCTGTCGATATCACCTTCGCTCACCACTAGGTGGTAGTAGGCCGTCACATTGTTGCTCTCGTCGTTTTCGAAGCGCGCTTCTGTTGCGCCTGGGCTAACCAGGATCCCACCCTTGCTGTTCCGGAAGCGCGCAAAGACGATTGGTACTGGTTCACCGATCGCTACGTAGCGCTGCTGTGCGTCTAGATCGGAGGCGCCGCGGGCGGCTTCATTGTTCCTCGGTGCGTTGACCTGCCCTGCTTGGATAGCTAAGAGCGCTAAGGGGTCACTGGCTGCAATCCAGGTCATTCGCTTACTCCTCGTCCCATTAACGCTGCTGTGAACCTTCGCGGTGGGACTTGTGCGCCGACCGGGCTCAAGGCTGAGCCTAGCTGCAGTGTGAGAGTGGTCAATCCGCCTGAGCCACCCACTACCTGCCCGATATAGCTGGCAATCAGCACCTGACCGTTCTGAGGTGTACTGTTGTCTATCTCCGTGTTGAACTCGTATGTTTTTAACTCCGCTAGACGCCCATTTTGAACTGCGGTTTCAAATGCATCGACTACCAGGCTTGTTGCTGCTGCAGTAATTGTGATATTCGCCTCATCGCCACTGATGCCCGCGGTGTATCCATCAGCCACAAACGGGATGTACAGCCAATTGGCACCGGCCCAGGCAACGCTGGTATTGGCGTAGTAGCTTTGCCACCGCTGGTAAGTAGTACCACCGTTGTCGAAGATTCGCAAATACTGAGCTTGTGCGCGTCCCATTACGCCATTCCGAGTGCGATACGTGCTGAAGGCGTCCTCAGACGTCCTATGACGCCCTCGGCTGTTATACGCATAGCACGCTCCATATCAGTCAGCGTGACGTAGCGCTCACCGTTGAACTCAAGCACAGGACCGGTCGTAACGTTGATCGAAGGCTGTGATGAGCTTGACGGTGCACTCCCTGAGAGCACAGACGCGCCGCGAGCCCCCGCCAGGAAGCGTGAGGACGCCTCGAACATCTTGGATTGAGGGACGATGTACTCGGATTCGCCGCCCTCGCCGATCAAGCCTAAGGTCGGGCGTGTCACGAAGCCCCCGGAGGCAAACTTCGGAGTTGTGCCGCTCGCCGACATGATCGAGTTGCGATCTTTGTTGAATCCAATGTTTGCGCTGAGGTACGCGCTCTGCCTGACCCAGTTGGCGGCCTCGGCCTGGTACTTGGCGATTTCGCGGGTTGCTGCGACGTTCTGCTCGTTCAACCTCAGTGCTTGACGCGCGGCTGTCACCGCGTCTCTATGAGATTGGTTCAGCTGCCCGGCTGCCCGGGCCAGCGCCACAGTCGTCTCGACCTCCGCGAGTTTGATCTTGGCTTTCTGCCGCTCGAGTTCAACTTGCTGCAGCGAGCTCTGAATGCCCGCAATCGCGAGCTTGTATTCGATCTCGGCTTGTTGCTTCTTGATGTCACGGATGCGCTCAGCGAAGGCCAACCGCTCGGCCTCGGTTTTGGCGTTTTCTTTCTGGTACTCCAGCTCGTCGAGGATGTAGCTCAGGCGAGCTTTCTCGGCGGTGCCGCGGGCCTGCTCGATGTTGAGTACGTCTTGGGCGAGTTTGAGTCTGAAGTCGATTTCGTCGAATCGAGTCTGCGCGATCCGCTGAAGCTCTCCGAGCTCGCGCTCGAATTTGTCTTTGTTTACCTGAAGCTGTATTTCGATCTTTCTGCCTTCGAGTTCGGCGATATCTTTCTTCAGCTGTTTCATATCTTCCGCTGTAGCGCCTACCGAGCTCAGCCGGGCTAGCGCCTGTTGCTTGGCCACGAGGTCTTTCGTGACGTTGCGCAGTTCTTGGGCCTGGAGCCGGCGTTGAGCCTCTTCTTCCGTGATCGTCCGGGCCAGTTGTAAGCGTCTGATCGAGTTCTGTGCTTCCTGGCGTTGCAGTCCAAGTAGGTCTTGGCTGGCATCGATTTGCTGCAGCGTCGCCTTGACTTCGGCGAAGCGCTGCCGTGCTAAGAGCTCTGCGTTCACGCCGCGGATGTAGGACGTGAATGGATCTCGGCTGCTGTCGATCGCTTGCTGGCGGGCGAGACGGACACTTGCTTCTTGGGCATCGCTCAGCTGGGGTGCGTTGATCACGACGCCGCTGGCACGTTGTAGGTTCTTTGCCATCGCTTCGGTGTTCTCTTTCGCTTCTTTGGTGAAGATGGCGTTCTTCTCTGCCTGCAACGCGGCATTTGCACCGGCGTAGGCGGCCTGCTTGGTCCAGTTGGCAGCTTGCTGCTGATAGCCGGCGATTTGCTTTGTACTTTGTAGATTTTCTACGGCCAGTGCCGTAGCTTCTTGCGCAGCCGTCAGGGCGTCCTGGTGCGCTGATGTCAGCGTGCCTTGTGCCTTCGCGAGCAGGACAGTTGCACGAACTTCCTGTTCCTTGACTCTGACCTTCTTGAATTCGATCTCGGCTTGCTTGACGCTGTTGGCGATGTTGGCCATCGCCTGTTTGTATTCCGCGTCGGCCTGTCGAATCTTGATCTGGTACAGCTTTTGTGCGATGCGCCACTTGGCATCGTCTGTCTTGGCGTTTTCTTTGGCGTATTCGAGTTCCTGCTGTTGGTAGTTGAGCTGTGCGCTCTCGAGGCTGTTGCGCGCCTGAGCGATGTTTAGTTGGTTCTGGCTGATCTGGCCTTCGAGGGTCAGTGCAGCCACGCGGCGTTGGGTCGTGCGACCAAGCTCTTCGACCTGCTTGTCGAACTGATCGCGGCGGATGTTCAGCTGGATGTCGATCTGTTTGCCCTGGAGTGAGGCGATCTCGGAGGCGAGTTTGCGCACTTCTTCGGTATCGCTCGCGTCGATGGCCTTGATCTTGCTCAGAGCCTCCTGCTTCTTCGCCAGTTGATCGGTGACGTCGCGCAGCTCGGCGAGCTTCTGCAGGCGCTGTGTGTCTTTCTCGCTGATCTGACCGGCGAGCTGCAGCCCCTTGATCGCGTTCTGAGCTTCCTGGGCTTTGACTGCCGACAGTTCTTGTGTGGCTTTTAGCTCTTTCTGGAGCTTATCGAGCATATCTTTCTTGTTCTGTAGAGCGCGTGCCTCTGCAGTGGGTTCATTCACCTTTTTCTGTTGTGCTTCAATCCCCTTCAGTTCTGCTTCGATCTCGGCATAAAGAGCTTTTAGCCTCTTAAGTTCTGCGCTACGTACGTCTGCGCCCATGCTCGGGAGCTTAAACCCGGACATCTTCTCGAGTAGAGTTCCGCCGCTGGCTTTCTTGTTTGCCGCTTCTTGGGCCTTGATCGCATTCTCTGTATCGGCCAACTGTTTGATCAGGTCTGTCTTTCTTGTCTCGACTACTGCCTTCCGATAGTCATCAAGTGCCTTAGTGACCCCTTCCACTCCGGTTTTGGCACCGCTCGCGCTCTTCTCTAGAGCTTCCATTGCTTGCACCGCTTCTTTTCGTGCTCCTGCTTCCTGTTGAGCACGTTGGAACCGCCCAAACAGGTCCACCACAAGGGCAATTCCCACCTGGATTAGCGCGAACTTGCCCAGGCTGGTGAGCAGACTCAATGCCATCGATTTGGCTGAGGCTGCAGTTGCCTGCATTCCTGCACCAAGCGCATTCAAGCTCTGCCCCGTTTGCGCGGCCTGCGTGCTCGCCGCCCGCATTGAGGCAACGAACTGCATCAACCCCGCCTGCAGCGCGGGAATTGCAGCAGCCGGCGCGATGAAGGCACCTGCCATTGCGGCAATCGACAGGCCGACGTTGGCCAGAGCGGCGACCAGCAGGCCCAGCGTGACGATGAAGCCACCGACGGCAACGCCGATCTTGATGATCGCCGGTACGCCGACGTTCATCATGAAGCCGGCCATACTCACGATCATCAGGCCGGTGTCCAGGCCCAGGCGCTTCAACACACCGAGGACGGCAGCGACCTCGGAGACGTACTGCAGAATCGGCAGATCGAGGAAGCGCGACCAGGCATTGACCAGGCCGGCGATGGCCTGAATCGCAGGGCTCAGGATCGACACGATGTTCGCCAGGGCGCTGACGACGGCCTGGAATTGACCGACCTTGACTTCGAGGAACGCCTTGGCGAGGCGGCCGACCGTGTCAACGATCGTCAGGAAGGTTGGCTTCAGTGCATTAACGACCTGGATGATCGCCGCAATCGTGGTCGTGGCGACCCGCTGAAGCTCAGAGAAGACAGCGTTGGCAACGTTCTTTGCGCCCTCGGCTGCACGTTTGATCGCACCGTCGCTGGCGGTGCCGTCGCCGAACAGGTTGACCGTCAGCTTGGTTGCTGCGATGCGCGCAATCGCCCCGAGCACGGTCCCAGCGCGCTCGGCGATGCTGTACAGGGCATCCTTGACCAGGCCGAGCTTGTTGTAGATGAACGTGATGCCGGACAGCAGCGGGTCCAGCAGGCCACGGCCGAATTTCTGACCGATCAGTTCCCCGAGCTCGCGGATGTTGGACATCACGCCGCTGAAGCTCTGAGCTGCGAGCTTCTGCCCGGCGACGGCCGTGGCCAGCTTGTCCTGGATGAACTTGATGACGCCGCCGGCCTGGGTGCGGGCCTTGGCGATGTCGGGGTTGGTGATCCCGAGGGCGCGGGCTAGGTACGAATCTGGGCCGACATTCCCCTGCAGCATCGAGGTGATTTCCTGCCGAGCCTGCTGCAAGGGGAGCGCGAAGGTGCCCAGCGCAGCGGAGAAGCTGATCGCCAGGTCTTCGGCTTCCTTCAGGCCGCCATTGACTTGGCCGATTTGACCGGCCACGATGCCGAAGACTTCGACGACTTCTCCGGAGGTGACGCCAGCCAGCTCAAGGGAACGCTCTCGGATGGAGTCAACGTTCTTCTCGACGGACTTGGTCAGCGCCTTGATCTTCTCCAGGGGGTCGGTCAGCTTGCGGTCGCCGACGAACACGTCGGACATCGACGCCACCGTCGTCTGTGTCTTGAGCAGGGTCTCGCGCAGCTGGATCTCCCGGCCGATCGTGCTGGCGAAGAAGCTGCCGAAGGCGTCTTGCAAAACGCCGACGATCTGCTGTAGGCCGAACATGGCAAAGCCGATCTTTGCCAGGTTGTTCACCAGGGCGCCTGCCCCGTTCGAGACCTTGTCAAAGGCGCGGCTCAGGAGGTCGCCGGCGCCGACGCCGCGGTTGATCGACTCGTTCGCGGCGTCGATGGCCGAGCGCGTGGTGTTAAACGCGTCTTCAACATTGCGGACTTTGTCGCCGACAACAGGTAGCTGCTTGCTAACGCTGTAGAACGTCTTGATGTTATTGGCTGCGCCTTCGATTCCTGTCTTTAGCTTCTCGATGCCGTTAGTTGCATCGTTCAGGCTGGGTAGCTTGAAGTTAAGCTTCCGATCGCGGGCTGCGGCCTCGGCGACTGTGTCCAGACGTCGTAGATCCTTCTCGGCCTTGGCGGTCTCAGCCTCTATCAGGATCCGATAGTCAGCCACACCGAGCCCGCCAGGGTGTAAACGCTAAGCGCATACTACGTCTGCTGACCATCGGGGCCCTGCCAGAGAGATAGCACAATGTCGTAGGGGAGCTCTCCAGTCTGGAGAAGCTGCGTTAGTACTTTGCGTGTTTGGTTTAGCCGCGCTTTCTTTGCCTTGTTCTCTTCTGCGGCTAATACCTCGGGGAACGGCAAGAAGTCTTTGTAGGACGCCTTCGGTTTGGGACCTTTACCGCCGCCCATGCCGTACAAGGCCCACATCACCTGATTGTTCAGGATTGCGGTGCCGTGCGCAGTCAGGTTGTACTGGTACTGCTCGTGCTCGGTGACCTTGCTGATCAACCACTTGAGCGTCCGCACCGGCGTGGCCAGAAAGGACTCTGGGGTGAAGTCTGACCCCAGTGGGCTGAGCTTCAGGCGTACGTACAGCGTGTCCCAATCGGTCTCGGGGGCACTGAGGTACGCCACGAGCTCGTCGTACTCGCGCTCGAAGCGGGCGTCCGGATCCTGATCGCTCAGGTCTTCTTGCTGTCCGCGCTCTTGTCCTTTCCCTCCTCGGGCCAACCCTCACGCTCCCAGAGGATCAGGTTGAAGATGTCCTGCATCATCTGTGTGGGCATCATGTCGGTGTCGCTCTGCTCCCAGTCGCTGGTCTTCACCCAGTCGCCGGGCTTGTTCGGGAAGCTGGCTTCTCCACGCAGCTGCATGAACGCGGTCACGCTCGCGGCCTGCTGCTCGATCACGCTGAAACCGTTCCGCTGGTTGTCCTCCAGCTCATCGGCGAATTCGAAGATCAGGTCTTGATCGCTGTCACCGAGCTCGTTGAGAAGCTGGACCGCCTCGCTGGGGCGGATCCCGCGCTTCTTGGCGATGGCTTTGGCGAGCTTCAGGCTCTGATACGTGGCTTTCGCGTGCTCACGGTTGATCTTCTCCAGCGCACGGACCTCACCGGGCAGGAGGTCGTGGTACACCGGAAAGCGGAATGGACCGATCTGGTGATATTCCTGTGTTTTGAACAGCAGTGAGGCGTAGCGCGTTTCAGCCATGCTTTTCAAGTGCTAGGGGCAACGTAACATCCCACGCTGAAACTGCCTGGGCGCTGTTGACGAGCTCGGGGGGAAGCTCTACATCGAATCTAGCGCCGCTATCCGCTAAGCGTATAACCGCAAATGGGTTGTTTGGCATCACGTACAGCGCCCCGCAGAGCAGTTCGTCGCTCTCGGTGAGCGTGCAGTTGACTGCAAAGATCGTTGCTGCTGGGTCTTTGAGTAAGGGGTGGGCCATCCTGCTACAAAAAAAAACCCCGCTTAGAGCGGGGCCGGGTGGTTCGCTACTGCGATCAGGCAGTGCGGAAGGTGGTGGTGAAGCCCTGGATCGGGCGCTTCACGCCAGAGGCCGACGCGGCGCCGGTGCCGTCCACAGCCTGGGTGATGGCGCCGTCGGTGACGCGCAGGCGGTAGATCGTGCCGGCGGCGAGGCTGGCGTCGGGGTTGATGGTCACCACGTTGCTGGCCAGGCTGACCACGGCGGGCACCTTTGCACCGGTGGACGCCACTTCCAGACGGAAGCCGGAGCCGTCGGTCTGACCGAGAGCGAGCTGGGTCAGCGCCACCGTGCCGTTGGTGGTGTAGGTCACGGTCAGGTCGTTGGCGACGTTCACCGCAGAGGCGTTGTCGGCGGGCACAACAGCAGCCTGACGGCTGCCGTTCACTAGGCCAAGCAGGGTCGACTGCACACCGCCAAAGCTGATCGGGGTGCCACCGGCGTTGTAACGACCGAAGACGGCGCGACCGCGAGACATCATGTCGAAGGAGACCTCGGTCAGACCTTCGGCATTCCGGCTCTCCTGGAAGTTCATCAGAACGCAGTTGAAGCCGGTGAAGTCATAGATGTAGTTGCCGCTGCTGCCGTTCTCCTGGCCAAGATCCTTCAGGAATTCGACGTAGATCTCGAAGTCCTTGTCGTAGCGGCAACGCTCGATCAGGGCGAAGCCCTCTTCGTAGTTGCCACGGAAGGTCGGGGTGGTCTGGCCGGCCAGGATCTCGGCGTCCTTCATGAAGTACGTCGTGCAGCTGGCCTGCACACGGGCGCCGGTGATCACCGAGTCGGCCCAGCCGTCGTCACCGAGCAGACGGAACTCGGTCTCGTTGTCGTTGATCTGGAAGCTGGTCTGGGTGATGCCTTGCAGTTCGACGTAGCTGTCGCCTGTACCCAGCGTGGGCAGGGTGACGAAGCCGTCGTTGCCGCGGGTCGCGAAATAGCGGTTCGGCGCAGTCAGCGTCACAGCCCGCACGATTGTGCGGTGGGCCTTGTGCATGGACAGGCCAATGGCGTAGTCAGCCATGAGGAGGTCTCCTTACGGAAGTGGGGGTGTAAGAACGGCCCCAGTGACCTGGGCCGTGATCGCCTCGAATGAGGCTTCAGTCCGGGGCATGTACATGACTTGGTCCCGCGGAAAAGCGCGGGCCAGTCGCCGCCGAATGTCCAACAGGGTCACGGGCATCGTGGTGCCCTGTGTCGCCCCGTAGTTTGTGAAGCGCACATTCCAGCGTTCGTAGGAGACGAGGCCGCTGGCGCTGGCGTCAGGAACCACGATCTCGGGGACATCTTCGATCGTGGTTTCAATGCCGGTTACCTTCCAGTTGGAAGGAACCATGGTCTGTCCCACGACGTAAACGGCGGGAACGCGGGCATTGGTCGGCAGGGTGTAGTACCCCGGCCAAGAGGTGTAAGCCTTCAGCGTGGTGCCGTCGGCTTCGTACAACTGCAGGATGTGCAGCTCGATCGTCCGACGGACGTCGAGGACACTGGGGTAGGCCAAGACTGCGCTCATGACCCTCCTTGCAAACGTGCTCGGAGGAACGAGCCGAACTTCGCCGGGGCCTCAGCTACAGGAGCTTTCGTCCAGGGTCGGCCTGGGAATCGCAGACCGTTCGGACTGACACCACCTTCGTGAACCTGATTGCCGTACTCGACAGGCCAGGTGAAACGCACGCTGCCGTCTGAACTGACGACGCGGGTCTGGCTGGCACGTAGGCGGCCGGTGTCCACGATGTCGCGGACCTGCGGCGGTGTGGGGTATTCCCACTTCACCGCGGAAATCTCCTCGGTGAAACGGGCATCGAGCCACGTCGCCAGGTCACGCATTGCAGCGTTCTTGGCGCGCTCTAGGTCCTGATCAAGGGTGAACTTGCGGAGTCTCATGTCCCTCCGTACCCGACGAGACGGAACACACCATCGATTGACTGGCGGAGGTCTCCGCGGTGCACCGCATCCATGGCTAGGTCGAAGACCAGCTCAAAGCGTCCGCGGTAGCCGTTGATCACTGCGTCGGCTTGTGAGCCGTTTGTGATCCGGGCATCGAGGACCGCAGGGCTGAGTAACCGGCCTTTGCACATGTACGTGGTGCCGTCCACACCGCTCTCGGGCTTCCAGTTAGGGGCCTGGAGGCTGAGCGCCGCGAGGTACTCAATCACCTCGGTGCCTTGAACGGTGTTACCGGTGGTGGCATCCGTTGAAGGCAGGCCCGTCCCTACCCGAAAAGCCAACTGGGCGTTACCCCAGGGGGCGTAGGCAGAGATCGTGCTCGCCGAGATGGCCATGGGTTACAAGGCGAAGCCGCTGAGTGGGAGGCTGCTGAGCAACCTCCGGTATTCCTGGCCGTACAGGGTGGAGTCGAACCCAGACCCTGCAGGAGTGCCAGACGCAGTGCCTACCTGCAGCCCGATCTGCATCGTCCGAGTGGCGAGCAGATGGGCAGCCAGGTAGCTGACGGCTTCGGTGTGAACCGTTCCCCACGTAGAGGCCGATGCGGAGCGCCCGGCCTCGCTCAGCGCACCTTCGATCACCGAGAGCGATTGCTCGCCGAACTCGGGGAAGCGGAGGAGGAACGCGCTGGACGTGGGGACTGCCATCAGCCGTTGCCCTCAGTGATGGCGCTGATGCGCTTGGCGATGGCGTTCTTCAACCGGATGCGGGACTCCTTGGCGTCCCAGCGGCGCAGTTGATCCAGGTCGAAGCTGGCCTCAACGAGGCTCATCGCCTCGGTGAGGGGCATGTCGGCCAGGGTGTCCTGCTTGACGCTGGGCGCGGTGGCTTCGCCCGCTGGCTCCTCGTCCTGGATGCGCAGGGCGCCCAGGGAGAGGAGATTCTTGACCACGTCGTAGTCCTTGATCTTGTCCCAGATGTCCTCGGGGAAGTCACGAGTGACTCCCGAGGTGACTTGGATGTGATCAGGCAGGCCGCCGCCATCCACGAACGAGAAGCCGATGGTGCACTCCTTGTCCATCGGAGGGTTTTCAAGTTCGGGGCGGTAAACGATGATCATGATCAGGTGTGAAGAACTATGTGACCCATTCAGGCTAGGTGGAAGTAAGCGTGAAAATCACGCCTTCTCCAGCACCATTGCGCTCTTCGGGTAGTACAGGGAGAGACCGCCGATGCGAGCGTGAGCAGCAACGGTGAACTCCAGGGCCTGGCGCAGGGGAGGCAGGAACTCCAGAGGCTGGGGGATGTGCAGCTGCAGCTTGTCGGGGCTGCGGTCGTACACCACCACGCGGTCCTTGGACAGGGCACCGCCGGACTTCGAGGCTTCGAGCTCGTTGATGGGCTCGATGGCCGAAATCATCGGGTTGGTGCGCAGGAAGAACTCCATCACCGTGGTGTCGGAGGTGGTGCTACGCGGAGTGGTCGAGATGATGCGGTACACGTTGTAGGGCACCAGCATCGTGTTCGGCATCTCCTTCATGTTGGAGTTCTGCACGAGGCGGGTCGGCACCTCGTTCAGCAGGGCCAGCATCTCGTCGGTGGTGACGGCGCCGGTGTCGAACCACTTGTCAGGCACGAGCTTGTCGACCTGATCGTTGTTGAAGAAGCCCTTCATGCCGGAGGCGGAGTCGCCGAAGTAGGCGATCTCCTGCACCTTCTCCTCGTAGGCGCGGCGCACGGCGTTGGCACGGCGCTGCTCCAGGTTCATGCCCGGCACCATCGAGGCGGCACGGGTTTCCTGGATGGTGTAGGCGAAGGAGGCGCCGAGGGAACGCACGGGGTGCGTGACCTCTTTGCGCAGGACGTCGGCGCGGGGCAGATCCTGCGCCTTGTCGCCGATCACCTTCATCGAGCCTTGCTTGTCGAAGACGCGATAGGTGAAGGAGTCAGCGCCAGGGCCGACCTCGGTGGAGATCGGGATCAGGCTGCTGTACTTGATGTCGGCGTACTCAACCTCGAACGTGCGAGCCAGGATTGTCTCCAGCTCACGGGCGAGAAAGACGCCGACCTCGTCGTTACGGATTTCGGTGGTCATGGGAGGAAGCTCCGGGATCAGTCGGCGGTGAAGGTCATGCCGGGGATGTCAATCTCCAGCAGGGCCAGACCAGCGGCCGAGGTTTCAGACACCCAGCGAGCACCAGCGGTGATCTGAGTGGTCTTGGTAGCGGCAGCGGTCTTGGTGAAGCGACCCAGCAGGGCGCCGGTGACGGTGCCGGAGTGGTCGGCGTTGAAGAAACGCACGGCGTCACCCAGGGCGATGGCAGCGGTGCTGTACACCCAGATGACACCTTTGGAGACCACGTTCATGGTCTCCTTGTCGGCGTAGCCGTAGCGACCGTCGGAGTAGACGGGGGTCGGAACCGGGGTGTAGCTGGAGCCGAGGCTCGCGCCTTCCATGGTCAGCGAGCTGATCGCGATGCCCTGGATGTTGGTGGTACCCGTGGCGATCTCGACGGCGTAGGCGTCATTCGAGGTCGGGGTGTTGTCTGTGGCGACCAGCACGCCGAAAGGAACGGCAGCGCCGGATTGGTTGCGATAGCTACGGCAGACGTAAGCCTGCAGGTCAGCAAGCATGCCCTCGTGGCCCTTGATCAGGGCCTGGGGGTAGCTGCCTTGAGCCCCGGCGGGGTTGCTGACAGTAGTGGGGGTGAAAGAAACAGCCATGGGAGGGACTCCTTACTTGGTGGCAGTGAGGGGACGCTTCCAGGCATCCACCTGCTTCGCCCGGTAGGTGTCCACCGGAGAAGCCGGGCTGCGGCCAGCACCCCGGAGGGCGTCGCGCAGGGAGGCAGTGCTGTCAGCGCGGTCGGCGGAGTCTTCCTTGGTGTCGCCTTC